GGGTTAGATGGGCTATCCGGCATATAAAAGCTGGCAGAGACCTTTTTAAACCGGCCTTGGTTCACCATTTCAGCAAAAGCCGCATCCACCTGATAGGGATCGGCCTGTAAACCCTCCGCATACGATAAGCTCTTCACCCAACCATAAGCCGGTGCATCACCACTGGGATGACCGACTACAATCGGGGCTTCATGTACTTTAGGGTCATAGGCTTTAGCCGAAGCGATTAAGTCAGCTGCAGAAAAGTTGAGCGTAGTGCCGTTCATGGCCGTGTGGCGTCCTGCGGTAAAAATGTGCATCAATTTAGCCATTTCATTTAAGTCCCCTGTATTGGCAAGTGTAAAACGCGATAGACGGGGCTATTGTCGGGAGATAAGGCGAGAGAACGAGTAAGAAGGATTTCGTAACGCGTGCTTAACGGAGGATAAGGCCAATAGGCCGGAAAAAACCAGCGCGTTTATTTTTAGGATAAACGTGAGTCGGTTTATTGTCTAACAATAGCGCAAATCATCCATTTAACGCCTATTTAACGGGGGTAAAATCAAAAACACATACACAGACAAGAGGCAGGCAAAAAGCGAGGCTTACAACGCAGATTCTAAATAACGCTGAATAATGTGCAAAATTTCGGTTTCATCGGCAGGTGAAACACCCAAAAAAGGCCGGGCCGGGATATCGCCCCATAAATGTGGAAACTGCTGAACTGTCCCCCCAAACTGCTGCATGGCGGCATAGTCCATATTACTACCCACCATCACGCCATCATCCCCTAAAAGCTGATAATCAATCGTGTCGCCTAAGATACCTTGCAGCGTTAAAGGCTGTGAACCTGCACCTTTCTTTTGTTTTTCTACAGAGACAAAGCTTGAATTCGGTGCCCATTCCCTGCCATCCGGCCCCGTCGTAGTGTCAAAGCGTTGCTTAGTAGACTCTGTTAATACCGCACCGATTTCTTTCATAGCAGGGCTTAAGTGGTTGCAACGCTGAGCGAGGGCTTGCAAGGCGGCTATAATGGCCGAGTCATTAACGGTGACTTCAATCATGGTTGGATAAGACTTGTATGGTTTCTGAGTTGTATATTTTATGGGTTAGTTTATACTCTACAAAGCGGGTGAGGCGTGGAAAATCAGCATCTACGCAACGTGATCGGCAATGACTGCCGAGGGACGGATGAAGGGGAGCTGACCTTCCACCCGCGCAACTCATTAAAGTTTTCATGGATTAATTTATATCCTATACTATCTATACCATGAGTGGTTGTTTCCAATGGGAATGGTTGTATGCGTTTTGCGCCTGCATGATCCGGTTCGAATCCGGCACTGCTCATGGTTTTTTATCTAATAATGGAATATATCGACTTTCGTGGATATTATTCACAACAATTATCCCACCTGTTTTTATAAAGTTTGAACTTATTTTTTTTCTATTCCCTGCATCCCTAATCTTTTCAAGATGATTCATCCTAATAACTACTTTCCCTGTGTCATTAGGCAAGTCAAAAATATAAAGCAACGCCATATCTTGAGTATCTAAATAAGGCAATGAATTATCTAAGTATTTTGGTAAATCTAGCCAAATCTCTAAAGGCAACGCCGCTGCACGGTCAACTTTACTGTCACGAATAGCATGAATTAAATCATGATCCCTTAACCAGATAGCGGCATCATCTAAGATAATACCTTGATCAGACAGTGCCGAAACAGTAGCAGGCTCAATGATATGAGCTATTACACTGACACCTGTAGGCTGCATACTCTTAGCGGCAACTGCTACCATGTCATGCACAGCTTTAATTTGTTCAGCCTTTAGTGTCGGCTTTAAGGCTTGCCACATATCCGCCCCAAGCGGAGCAGGCAGACGGATCAACTTATCATCAATTATCTGTTTAAATGATTTAGCAACCCCCGCCCCCGGCGTATAACCCCAACCATAATCTACACCTTTAGGCAAAGTATGCGCCACGCCGTTTCTATCCACCTTGGTATAAGTCCCGTCATCCGGTGCAGGTAAACCCTTATAATCACTTGCAGTGACCGCAGTCACCCGGCACCGACACCCAAAGCCGTTGGGTGGAAAGTGCGCAGACCAAAACACATCATCATGCGGTAATACCGTACCGTTCCAGCTTTGATGCAACGGTCTGGGATGCGCTACGGTATCGTTATGAATATATTTCCAATAAGGCCGTGATTTAAGTAAATCAGGGTCAGTTAATTGCGCATACCGTCCCGCTGCATAACTGGCCCGCATATTAGTGTTATATATAACTCTGGCCCGCCAATCGCGGCCCGCCTTAGTATCACTGCCCGTCCAGCCTTCCCAGCCGTGCTTTTGCACAATGCTTTCAAACTCTTTCTTAAACCAGCCGATAGATTTACCGTCCGCTATGGCCTGATTAATAGCTGTATGAAAATCGCTTAACAGATCAGCCTTAGTAGCTCCCGCGACGATAAAAGCCCGATCATGACTTGCATTTAAAATATCATCCCAATGCTGAGTCGGTAGATCGAGCTTTTGCTGTAAATAATCAATCTGCTCTTGAAACGGCAGCTTAAAGGAGCCATCGCCTTTTGCGTTAAAGGCCAGTTGGGTGGGGGATAGCTTTAACGGCATTACCCGTGCTCACTCACATCAAAACGCCCTGATAACTCCGCGCAAGAAAACGCTAAAGCCATCACCTTAACCAGATCGGTACTGTCTAACTCGCTATAACTAGCCAATAGATCATCGCGTAAGGTTTCTAAGCTTTCGGCTTTTTCAACCTTAGCACGGATGCTGTCAACCCAACCCTTGAGCATCGGTGCCGCCGCTTGGGCTAATAAGTTGGTTTGGGCACTCACGGGGGACGGGTCAACTTCTGGGGTAGGTTCAGCAAACTGGGTTGTGGTTGGGTCTATGTTGGGATCAACCACGACGGGCGCGGGTTGGATTTCTGTATATTCGCCCTCATATTTATCCGTCACATATTGCAGCGTCGGCTTAAAGCCCATGTCAAAGATAACCTTATCTTTATCAGCGCAGGCTTTTAAATCGACAGGTTCTTCTGTTTTACGCCACACCCGTGGCGGTGCGACACCGTCACCGTCATTATAAAACGTCAACCACTTAGCCACGGTGCGGTTAAAGCTACTACAGATTAAATCCGCATCGGCTCTGATTAAATCATCACGCACATCAGTCGCCGTTGATTGTCCCCCTAAGCGGCCTGGGGTTTCATCCGCAGCAGAGGCATGGCCTAAATACACCTTACTAATCGCGGCATTCATCCGATCAATCAAGGCCGTATAATCTGCCGTACCCGAACGCGCCGCTTCTAAAAAATCAATTTGCATTCCGTCGGGGATACGAATAGCAGTACTGGACTGTATCGCTGACAAGGCCTGTAAAAGCCGCGTCTTTTCAGCATCCGAAGAACCGACGGGGTATTTACCCACCGCTGTCGGTTGGCCAAACTTCTCTAAAAACAATAACCAAAACTTAATACCGTTCTTTTTAAACCATACGGGCCAATACAGATAATGCCCCAAACCTAAACCATACGGCTCATCATCATGATCAGCACCACAACTAAACGCCCAAAATTTACCCGGCGGCAAGGCTTCACCCTCTCCGTAATGGGCAAAGGTTTTCATACGTAATTCACCCGACGGTAAAAAGCCAAAACGACGGCGATTTCTTACTTTTATATCACTTAACGTAATCTCTATACCATCGGTTGCCCACATCAGTTCAGCCACCGAATACCCGTATAAAATAGCGGCTAACATCTTTTGAGTTTTATCATCCCATGCCAAACGCTCTAAGACCTGTGTTAAACGATCGGCGGCTTTCTTGGCTTTACGACTACTATCACCCGGGTCAACACCCCATTCTTTGGAGATTAACGCTAACTCACGTTGCTGACGGCAGGTTTTAACCTGGTCATCTCGGGATAGTTCTTCATAAATAATCGAATTACCACCGCCTTGCTGCCTCAGTACCGTATCAGTCGAGTGAGTGATCAGCCCCTCGGGTAAAAAGCCTCGCGTAATATCCCGCCCCGCACCGACATTGGCGACCTCGTCTAAGCTCGGTTTATTGGGCAGTTCTGCATACTGGACTTCAGATAAAATAATGCCGCTGGCAAGTTGAACATAGCTCATTGCTTAAAATCCATAAGTATCAGTGCCACTTTGTACCGCGCCAAAGCCTTGGTCACTGTAGTGGGGAGAGGGTGAGTGATTATCAAAACTAGCCTGCGACTGGCGTTTCCCAATGGCTTCAAACTCCATCGGTACAAAATCCAACTGACTGGCAAAGTAAGCCAAAGCCTTAGAGATAGCACTATCGCCATGGCGTTGATTTTCGCCTGCTTCTGTCTTGGCTTTAGGTAGCCGAATAATGCCGTTAATGACCTGTAAGGCGCGTAAATCACTGAGTTGATCAGCATCCGCAGGAATCGTTAAAGTGCCATCTTCAAAAGCGGCTTTGAGTTTAGGCATGTGCTCTAAATACCAGCCTTCTGATAATTTAATCTCTTGGATACGTCCAGACCCATACCGATGCCGTGCTTGTTCGGCTAAATACATACCGTTACCGCCGGCATCCAAAGCCCCACCGATCATATTAGGCAAACGATCTACGATATAAAACAATACTTGTTCTTGTTGCTTAAACGGGATATTGCGTAATTCCACGCTAAACGGTACCGTTCTATCTAAATTCTGTTCAATGGTCATGGGGTCAATTACCGTTAAATCCCCTAATCGCCCAAAGTCTTCCCCAAACACATGCCGACACGTAGAATTAAGCTTAAGTAACTCAGGTAACAGATTTTCCACACACCAATCATTAATTTCAGCGATACGTAAAGGCTCTGGCCACTCGTTAAAGGCGTTGTCTTTTGACAGCCTAATAACGGGATAGCGCTTATCCATGCGGGCTTCAATCAAGATACGACTTAAGGCCGCACCACCTGATTGACTCGGTACACAAAAATATTCTTCATCAGCGGCCTCTTTACTGGGGGCATTGGCAATCGTTTTAGCCCGCCACGCCGCCTCTGCCTCAATAGACCAGACTTGACCTGTCACATAACAAATACGTTTAAACACGCCATCCGCTAAAGCATCATCCAGCGTGATACGGTGCACACTGTAGGGCTTTCTTCCCGCTCTGGCATCGGTGATATATTGGTTATACTCATTCTCTACGCCATTATGGGTACTGATAATGCGTACCCGTGCGCCCCACATCGTCAAGGCCATCGCGGCCTTTAAGAGGCCATGTAAAGAATCATGAAAGGCCGCTTCATCAATGACCACATCGCCCTGCATCCCGCGTAAATTAGAGGGGCGGGAAGATAGAGCGGTAATCTTAAAGCCTGAGTTTGGAAAACGAATGGTATAGGCTAAAATGTTTTTAGTGCCATCTTCATCTTTAAAAATAGATTCCGCCGCCGCTCCGGCTAGTTGATTAAAGGCCTTAGCAAATAAAGCACACGCGGCAATATATTCCAGGGCCATTTCTTGCCGACTACCGACATAATAGACATTACGCCCACCGCGTGCCTTAGGCTTAGCGGCTGTCATCACATTACTGGCGGCTTCCGCCCAGGTTAACCCTGTGCGCCGCGATTTTTCGGCAATCTTAACCTCAGACTCATCCTCAAACCACCGCGCTTGATAACCCAGCAGCACAGGCTCATCAACCGGAAAGTAATCCGTCTTTACCAGCTCTTCAATCTCGGAGGCCATGATCTATTTACCTAATAAAATGCGCTTGATAGAGGCTTCCAGTTCAGCACTAATGCCATCGTTTTTAAGTTCGGTAGCCAGTTCTTCAGCCGCTTCAGCTCTGGATTCTTGGCGTATTCGGGCCGTGTGTTTTTGTTGCCATTCTTTTTGTAAAGTACTGGCCCGCGTCATATCCAACACGGATTTAGCGGCTTCTTTTAATAGACATACCCGTTCAGCCGGCTCTGCTTCATCCAGATCTTGCAAGCTGACCATCACATCAAACAACTCAGATTGCACTAAAGAAATCACCGCAGCCGAGCGCAAATCGGAATCATCCGGTGCCGCTTCAGCAATCATCCGTGCCGCTTCCGTACTGTTACGCACCGCTTGAATCCGGCGTTTTAACTTAGTCGCATGGCGATAAGCCGCACTGCGGGATAACTCAAAGCCGTTATCCGCTAACCACGTCACTAAGCCATCATAATTGGTAAAGTTACGCCTAATCAGTTCCCGCTCAAACGTAGCACGCTGTTCAGGCGATAGCTCATCGAGCTTAGAGGGACTAGGCATCGAAATACTTTTCAGGTCGAGCAATACCCGGTTCTACATCGACGGTATATTCCACAACATCGACCCCATAGCGAGCGATTTCCATAAACCATCGACCGTCTGGTTTTTTAACAATGTTAATCAGTTGTCGCCCATGCAAATACTCGCTTTCGCGACGTATTTCATTTTGGGTACTATCTGGAAACATTGATTGGATAACACTTAACACCATCTGTTCAAACGCGCCTATAGGCCTAGCCGCGTTTAGGGTTATTAAGATTTGCCAGCGGATAAATTCCCTGCGGTTTTTTTCAAAATCAGCCATTGTTATTCCTCAATAAGGCGTTTTCAATACGGATTGCCAGCCCGTCTATTTTGGATTCAATCACACTTTGATTACGCACATAGTCATCACGACGCACATAATCTTTGGGTAAATCCACTTTCATTTGCATCATTTCCCGCTCCAAGCGTTGCCAACCTTTGGCCTCATCAATCGCGGCTTTTTCTAACGAAGCAAATTGATTATCCCAGTGCTGTTGGGCCACACTACGACTGGCATCCATTGAGGAGAACTTTTCATCTAAACGTTTTTCAAACTGTTTAATCAAAGCTTTACTAGCCATTATCATGATCGATAACATCATGCCCATTAACGTGCCCAACACGCCTAACAATTGCCACACATCGACCGTAATCATGATTTAAATCCTTTATTTATTATGAACGCCCTTGGCTTTCTCAAAACTACGCATCCCACCAAAGCCCAGTAGGGCCATGAGAATTTGTAAGGTAATCTCGGTATTTAAAATCGGAAACAGCCCGGTATAGTTAAAGATCACCGTCGCTACAAAGCGAGACATCGGTTCAATCAACGCCGCATACGCCAACGCCGCCGCACCTACCCAACCCACAAAAGGCCGCCAACCCGCCACAAATAAAGAGCTAGACGCCGCTTCTATCTTATTAACTTCAATTTGTTGCAACTGATTAGCCCATTCTGCCTGCAATGCCTGCGTCATCTGGGCTAGTTTGTCTTTTTCTATTTCGGTTGCATCCGGCCAAATCCGTTTCACTACGGTATCGACCAAGGTACAACCTGCAGCGACTGCATCATCAATACCCATCATAAAAGTGTCCTTGTTTGGATAAAAAGCCCCATCAAGGCTTAACGTAAGCCGTTAAGCCTGATGAGTAAGGGTCGAACCTTTAGGTGGTTTTCGTGGGGTCTGGCAACTTAACCGCTAAATCAAAATGCACCGCGTCTTCAGCCACGTCATACACTTCAAAATCAAAGCGCTGGGTGATTAATTGCGCTTCATCACTTAAATCCACATAAGCGGAGGCAATTAAGGTGGCAAGACCTGGACCTTTTACCACCACTTTAAATTGACCATCACCTAAGGCCGTCACCTCTAACACATTGGGATCAGACGACACTATCTCAATAGAGCCATCAATCAACGATTTAACAAACACCTCGGTCAAAGCGACTAAACTAACGATGAAAAAGGGAATAAGGGAACTGATTTTTTTTGACATATTAGGTCTCATTAAATAAACATGGGTACCCTCCACATACCTTAAAAATAACCGGATAGGCGGGGGCTGGGTTTTTTTCACTCTCGGTGTAAAGCGCTTTCTAGCGATATTCACCAGAGAACAAAAAAGCAGGGTGACAGCAATCATGTGTACTGAACATTGAAGGGTAGGTAGCATCATAAAGGCCTCTGAAATAAAGCGCGTTCTGCCGCACGGCGGGTGACTAAGCCATTGAGCTTGATTTTTTTACCGTTGACCGTGCCATTAACCCAACGGTCAAATTCACTCGCGGCCCCGTTAAAATCGTGCGCTTTTAACAGTTTACGTAGGGTAGATTCCGCGTAATTGGCCTGGCCAATATTAAAAACGAAGGCAATTAGCGCATCGAATTGGTTTTGATTTAAAGCCACCGGGGTTAATGAGGTGATGGCTTCAGCGACTTGCTGAGTATCTTGTAGAAAGAGCTGTTCTGCTTGGTCTGGATTAATAAATAAACTAGTCTTTGCTTCTGCAGTTAAGACCCCGCGTTGTTCACACGTGGCCTTAGTCGTTTGTAAACGTTTAAAATCAAAAGCTTTAAACAAGCGATAATCAGACGGCACAATCACATGACCGTAACCAATCGTTAATTTATGGGCAGGACACAGATAAGCGCGTAAGGCTAGATTTTCTGAAGCCTTAATTAACTGAGTACCAGCACTGCCAAGTTGGGGGGTGTTTTGTGTTTTCATGGTGCCAGTGTAAACACTGGCACGGTCTAACGGATTTAGTAGGGCTTCGTATTAGCCTTTAAAATTAGATTGAAAATAAATCGAGTTGTTTATCAAAGTGAACCGTGTTGCAAATAGTATTCACTTGGCGCTCAGTTAAGCCATGTTTAAGAGCAATCGCAGATTGATAAACGCCTTGAGAGAAGTCTTTTAAGATGGATTGATTACGTAAAGAGCGGATGGCTTTAGCGGCTCTAGGGATTTGAATCACTTCATCACCGTACATCTCACAGAGTCTTTCAAAGCCTTTAAAGCCTAAGATATCCACGAGTTTATGGGTAGGCGTTGGGTGTTTTGGCACAAACAAATGAATGCCGGGGTAATGCAGTAACAACAAGATAGCCGTTTGCTCACCACAATACCCCGCTATTTCTTTCATACGCCCCGGTATTAAAGCATCGGGTAAATCAAATAAAGGTAAATCCATCATGCGCTCCAAACAGGCTTCGTAAGCGCCTATTATAAGAAACGTTTGATTTTTAAGCGAATAAAATTAAATCTTTAGGATAATTTTATTAAATTTATTTCTTAATGGTAAATGCTTTAATAATAGCGGCTGTGGGTATAGCTGCAATTGCTAATGCTAAGCCTTCATGATGCTCTAGTCCTAAAAAGACAGCCGCGACAATAGATAAAATACAAACTATTAAACCTGATATTTGACCGATAACATCACTTCTAAATACGGCTTTACTTTGTCTTAAATTAAGTTCGTGTGCTGTTGCTGAGAGACAATATTAGCATCTATGGCCTTTGACTCTAAGGTTCTTCTATGCTCAGACTCATCAACGATGAGTTTAATTAATTGGGCTGCCGTGCCTGGAACCAGCGCATCAAGTTCTTGTATGACTTCGGGGGGTGGAATAGGGCCTTGATAGTGCGTAACGGAATGGTTGTTTTGCGTAAGATGGGGCTGTTTATGAGCAACAGACCGTTTATTATTTCTTTGGGTAGGTTTCTGAGACATACTTTGATATCACATTCGTAAAGTCGGCACCGATTTTATACCAATCCCCATTTAACGCCTGTTCACTTGTTATACTGGATACTTCTATTTTTTTAATTTCTGGCAGGCTAGGTGCTTTAAAACTACCATATAACTGCACTGGCGCCGCCATTCCCTTAGCAAAACCGTGACTAAAGGCCTTTTTTGTGTTGCCGAAAAATCAATAATAACCATGTGGCTCACCCAAATAGAATAAGAACAGCCTCATATTAACGAACTTAAACCGGCTTGTCTATTACTACTATTAATTAAGACTCTTAATCAATAAGAGTAAACCCATGCCCACAAAAAACCCCGCCGGAGCGGGGTTCTTAATACAACGGGTCTAAATCTTAATCACCTTGTCCCGCTTCACAAGCCAGCACACCAGCACCGGTAATCTGCACTTTGTAGCCATCCCGCCTTATATAGCCTATTTCAAGCAGGATAGCCAAGGCAAAATCAATCTCGCCCACTGCGTTTTTAAGTTCATTCTCGGGTGTCCAGTCTTGGCCAAACTTTTTACTCACCTGTAATTCTCTCGCTTTATAGAGCACTTCCAGTATTTCTTGACGTTTTTTAGCATTAGGGTGCATGGTTTTTCCTATTTAAATATTACGGTGTTAAACCTTCTTAATCACATCGTGAATCATCTCTTTAATCTTAGCCAAATTAGCCGCCGCTTTCTCTGGGGGATACTCGGGCTTAGGTAACGCCATATCAGGATAAACCCGTGCGGGTAGGGCGGCTTTTAACTGACTAGGCGTTGGCCAGCGGGTAGATTGCCCCGCCAAACTTAAAAAAGCCGCCGTTAAGCGCGGCTTATCAAGCTTTTCATCCCACTGAATCGGCCAGTTCTTAATCACGTGATACCAAGCCGTTGCCGTTTTAGTGATCGTCTCACTACTAGGGCCACCCTCTAAGTGCAACACCACCAAGCCGCTTAAGCCTTTACTAATCGCGTTTCGTAACCAATTAACGGGGGCTTTTTCGGTGTTAATGGCGGGTGGGTTATCGCATAACTCCCCTTGTGCGACATAAGGTTTCATCTCACTCATTGCCGAATTTCTCCAATGCGTCCAAGGCTTGCCCCGTTTTACTGCTGGGTTTAACAGGCTTGCTATAAACTGTCAAAGAATCAAGGTAATCGCCAATTTCCCCCTTCCCGACGTCAGGAAGGTGATGTGGAGCGGTATTCACCTGTGTATCAGCCAGCACCTTTTTTAAATAATTGTGGTTGCTTAGTTTCTGGCTGCACTGTGCCCGTAAGTTGTCAACGGTCTTCTGCATCGCCTGAGCCACCGTTAATAATGGCCCTAAGGCTAAGGCTTCATTCGCTAAGCGTAAGGCTTTGTCATTCGATAGATCCCGTCTATCCGATCTAAACAAACTTAAATACCCCACCAAAGCCGCAGCACACGCCGTATCCAATTTGCACAATAACCCCAATAACTCGCGCCCCGCTTCATCTTGTACCAAGGCTTCTATGCTCATGCGAGCATGACAAACGGGGCATCTATTCAGCTGCATGTTCTTTCTCCCAATCATCACGGCACTCTGCATCACACCAACGTCTGTTTTCGGCGACTGGGGCTTCACAAAACCAGCATTCTCCGGTAGGCATCGCACTAGGGACAAAGCGGTGACTGTTAGATAAGTGTGCTTTATTCATAATTTCCATCACCCGTTCGGTTTTATCCGCCTCATCCATGCGCCACCTCCCGCTTCTTAGCATCTTTTGTCAATGCGGTAATAATGCCGCTTAATTCTTTATGATCACAAAAGGTTAAGTTCTGTTTTTTATACATCCTTAACGCCAGTGCTTCGGCATAAGCCCAGGGGCGTTTAGCATCGGCTAATAAGGCTTCTACCTTTTTAAGTTGGCCCGATCTGGGGTTGCTGGTACTATCAATCGCATGAGGACGACCTTTAAAGGTCTTTTTGCCTTTAAACCCCGCGTCTTTTAATTCTTCTAGGAGGATTCTTAAGCCAGTGACTGTTAAATGACTGGCAGAATTTACGCCCTCAGCACGCTTTTTACCCTCACCATTCACATTTAAAGGATTAAGCCCCCCGACTTTTTTAATTAAATCGCGATAAGTGTCGTCTTCTAACCCCAGTTCTTTCTTAGCAATATGCACTTTTGCCAACTGGGATTTTCTTAATGCTTGGGCAGGGGTTTGACTCGCAGTAGGCTGACTCATAGTGCCGCCAAGTCTAACGACAATTGTTCATATTTAGCATCGGGGCTTTTGCGGTGATAAATACGCAGATACGATTTAGTGCTGACAATCTGCATAGAATCTCGCAACGCTTTCATCGCTTGTTGCCATTGCTCATCTTCTATCTCTAGCTGTAATAAGGTATAAATTCTGGATAGCGAAATATTGCCTTGTTTATCCGCTTGAAAAGCATGTTCGACAATCGCTTTAATCTCTACTCGACTGCCTTCTATCCATTTATGGATACAGCCATCAACTAGCTCTTTAGCGGCGTGTAGACGTTCATCAAACATCTTAATATCCGCTTGAGAGAGCTTTAATTGGTACTGACCATCAAAGCTGCACAATGTGATATTACCTTTAATGCCGCCTAGTTTTACATCGTACTTTTCTGCCGACAGCTCCACAAAGGCGCCAATATCCGCAAGGGTATCTTGTTTAAAATCCCGGATAATGTTACGTAAATCCAGCACCTTATCAATAATTTCGAGTACTAAATCATTACGGGTCTTATCAATCTCGCTAACGATCTCTAACGGGACTAAATGCCCAGAGGCATTACGTAAATAGCCCTCTGGCGTAGGTTGGTTTTGTTGTAGTAAGTGTGTAGTCATGGGTTTCTCTTGAGTTTAAAAAAGGGCGTAACGATAAAACCGCAGTCGATTAAATCGAGGTTATCTATCCAGTGGCACGACCAGGCACACACTTGTTTTTTGCGGTAACTGTAGTAACGTCTGGATTTGTAAATATTAGGGCGTTTCATAACGCCCCTCTGCGCTCCAGTTGCTTCGCCGTTTGGCGGTTTTTGCGCTGGGCATAGGCTAGTTTTAGCGCTAACATTTTTTCTATGACGTCTTGCCAGCGCAAAGACCGTTCAATACTGCGTAATAAGTCACATTTCTTGTTATTAAAGATTGGGTTCATCGTTCACCTCATTTGGGTTAGGGTTAGGTTCTACGGTACACAGGGCTTTTACGTGTTTGACTAAGCCCAAACACTCACTAAGACTGAGTGCTATCACCACATCATCAGCAGCAGCAGGCTGGTTTTTATCGGCAAACTCAGCAATACCGCACAGTCTGAGTGAGATAGGGCTGTTATGTGCCGTCGTCATATCAGGCTCCGCGTTGATCACAAGACTGGCAGGCTGTCCACCAGTTAAGTTTTTCTTTACCGCCCAAAGGCCTAGGCGCCATCGAGCGGGTTTTACAGTCATCCCGCTCTAAGGTTCTTAATGCGTATGGACAACTCACAACATTGATAAAGCGTTTAGCAAACAGGTTTAAAATCGGCGTAGGATTGGGATAATTACCGGTACTAATCATGCGGACGGCACTGTCTTTAATCCCCAAAGCCTCGGCTAAGGCTTTAGTACCTATCTCTGCCCGTTTATCGTTAAAGGCTATTAATAGCGACATCAGCCGTCTCTCCATATCCCGTGTAAGCAACGGTTTCAGTGGGTTTAGCGTTGATGATTTTGCCGCTATTCGGATCAAACACCACCCCCGGCTCTCTCAAGATAGGCACTTTAGGCCCCAAGTCTTTCTTTAATATGTACAGCTTGGTACCGTTACTGGTTAAGATGCCATCATCAATCAACTGGGTTTCTAAAATGCCCACCGCCACGAGTTTATGCAGCCAACGATTCAGGTTTGATGCGGGATATTTCTCGGTACCATTACAGATCGCGTTTTGCATATCTTGCAGGGTCATACTTTTATTACGTCTTAATACCCACCAGGCTTTTGCGCGTAAGCTTGTTGTCCAGCGGGTCGTTTTAGTCGAGGTCTTTGCCATCTTTACTTACCTTTGCGTAGTGATTTCATCGCGTCTTCACACAGCATCATGCCTTTTACATCGTCCATCACGAGATGATCTTTACCCTTGGCTTTGGCAATATCTTCTAAGATCCGACACGCCACCGATATCAAGCGGTATCGGCCTCTGGATTGGCTTAACACCTGCTTAGCAACATCGGCATCAACGGTGACTTCACACAATTCAGCCAGATACAACACCGTATCGGCTAAGGTCGCGGGGATAAAGTCCACTAACGCACTGATACGCGTGGCAATATGGGCCAGTTTATGCTCACCAAAACGGTGCTTTTCAGAGTTATGACAGACTAAGATCAACACACTACCCGCTTGCTCACAGATACGGCGTAAGAACTCGATACAATCGGCCTTTTTCTCTAAACCATGTTGCGCTTCATCTAAGATCACCGTAGGCCGACGCACCGCAAAGGCTTCATTAATCGCTTTATGTTGCAAAAACTTAGTGCCGCCAGAACAGCCTAATTCATAGGCTAACAAGTCCCGTAAATATGAAACGTTCATGCCTGGGATACCTTCGATATGAATGGCATTACGCTCAGCGCCAATATTGTCCACACACCGACTCTTGCCGGTACCGGGTTCACCGTTTAATAACATCATGCGGGCTTCATTCGGTGCCCGTGTTTCCACGCCTTCTAACATAGCGGTAAACAACAAATGATTGCTGGTTTTTACATAGTGATGTTTCATGGTCATACTCCAGTTTGATTAATTTGAATCGTTACTTTTCTTTTGTAGCGATAACACCAGCTCTTGATACGTCTGAGTCGGGGCTTCATCTACAGGTTTTTGGGTGTTAAAGGCCGGTTCTAATACCGGAGCCTTTAACGGTTCTTCAACGTCTCTCGGGATAACCGGCACGGCTTGTAAGACTTCACTTTCACCGTCAATGACATAGCCCATTTCTGCACGGGCATGATCAACCTTACCCTGCGCCAGTTTCTCGATGCCTTGTAAGCGTTGCTGTTTTAATTGGTCTTTTTTAGACCAAGCAAAACCGCTCACCGTGTTAGATTCAAAGCCCGCCACACAGATAAAACGGCCCTCTAAATCACTGATCCACACTTGTTTAGCGTCATGTAAATCAAACGCCACACGGACTCTGGTTTTAGCAGGGACGTGTACCAGGTCTGGATGGGCATAGACATTATTTAAAAATTTCACCTCGCCTCTAGCCGGCATCCGCAATACAAAAGGCCGATAGAGGTTAATGGCTTCATAGTCAGTCAATGCACACGCCCACGTTGGGTCAAAGTTGGCAAAGTACACCGAGGCAGGGGTTTTGCCTTTTAACGATCGGTGTTGATGGGTATGGTTATACCAATCAAAGCGTTCTTCACAGGCCGCCATAAATTCCTGCCAAGTGGGCACAAACGCCGGGACTTCACCTTTTGACTTTGCGCTATTAATCGCATTAGTCACTTTACGTAATGCTCCGCCATCCATGCCCGTGCCTTGAAAGGTCACAAAGGTTTTAGCCACCGCAATGGCGGTAATGTCCCATAAACCCTCAATCAAACCCCGGGCTTGAGGATTGCCGGGTATCCCCGTTTCATGCCTGACACCTAAGCGGGCCAACATGCCACCCGCCGGACAATCAATGGTTTTAGCGGTCTGTCCAGAGCCATTATCCGAATAATAAATCAAGGGTTTACCATGCTTTAACATGCCTTTCCCCAACGCCTCTGAAACAGCGATTTGGTTTTCTGACAAACTAAACGCCCAGCCCACAATAAACCGACTCGCGGCATCAATAATCACCGTTACTTCAGGAGCAAAAGCGTGCCCGGTTTCAGGATGCTTCACTTTGGCCTTAAAGCTATGCCCATCACCCACCCACACCTCATTACTCGGCCCAGACCAATCCCGACGGATAAAGGCCTTAAGCGCGGCGAGTTCTGAGCCTGTACAACGGCCTGTTTCGCGTATCAGTTTTGGCATACTGTTTAACAGCCTGTTAACAATGGCATAAGACGGTCTATCCGCTTCCGGCATCCCTTGTTCCCGCCAATCAAACACAAAGTCTTGATAGGCTTCAGAGACATTGGGCTTTTGCGGTTTACGGTAACTCGCTAAAAACAACGGCAACCACCACACCGTATTCCAATCGGTTTTGGTACGAGTTTTGGCAGGCAGGCAATGCCCTGTTTGCCGCTTTAAAGCTTGCCATTTGCGCACGGTGCTAGGCGATAAGCGGCCTTTTCTGGCTTCATTCAGTTTGTCGTTACAGTCTGTTAACGCCGCAACTAACTGCGGGGCTAAAGAACCGTCCTGATACTGAGCCGTTAAAGCCAAACACGCTTTTTCAACGGAATCGGGATAATGCGCGACAAAATCTAAAATCATTTGCCTAGCTCCATCTTTAAGACGCTGTTTTTCATCGCTTAAGGTTTCGATGCTGGGCTTAACGCGCGGTAATGCGCTATGCTTTCTTGATACCACTGCACCATCAGATACCCCCGTGCCGTCAGTTGCCAATACATCGGGTTGTCGTCTGTTTTGGGCGGCTGGCGTAACAGGGCTAGTTTTTCCAGTTGTTTCAGCTGGGCCAGTTCCGTTAAGGTCTCGTCGTCCCAGATCAACGGGGTAAAGTACATCAACACTTTCTTTTCTTTGATCCATGCGTCTCTTTTCGGGTCGCCCCACAACGGTAGTTTCCCGTCGGGGTTCACAAAGGCTTTCATTAATAAATCCATCTGATACAGGCTTAAAGTGCTCTCCAAGCTGATCAGTTCGTTGATCTGCGTTTCGCTCAATTGTTCTAACTTCTGTGCTATGGGTAATTTCCTGACCGATGCAGTGGCTGTGGGCGTTTCGGTGTTTTTCATGCAAACTCTCCTCAGTAAATCGACTGTTAAATAAGGCGGTTTGTATCGCCTTGGGTAGTTGTTTAAGGTCATACAGGCGCTTTTTATGCCGGCTATGACTGGCGTGTTCGGTGTAAGACCAGTTTTCTTTTTTGGCTATTAGCTCAATTGTTCTTTTATTTTTTCCTATGACTTTGGCTATTTCCGCTAAGGTCGCAGGCGCGTTAATCGTATTATTTATAGTCATGTCAGTTATCTCCGACTAAACTAAACGCCCTTTTTGAAACTATAAAAATGACTTATGCCATCACTTGCTAGATACATTGGGCACGCCCAGCAACACGAAGAAGAATTGAAGCAATCTTTAACCGAATCCGACCTAGACGAGTTGCACGCAGAGCTATCTCAACTTGGTGAGCATGGCTGGTTAAAATGGTTTGCAGTAAATCAAAATGAGATATCGGAGTTCCTTCTAGCAACGCCCACTGCACGCACTCGTCGCAAAGCATGGAAAAATCAATCTCTGCGATTACGCCTGACTTTTGGGGCAATTCGTTACGTGCAAGAGAGCGGCATCGTGCTTTCCGTACTGAACGAATCAGTTTGTGTCGAATGTTAATAGGTTTAACGTCTGCTACAGCTTGTAATGCCTTAACTTCTGCCCGTAAGTCCGCTGGATACGGAAAGCGGGTCATCGTCAATAATAAGTTATCAGCCGCTTTCAGTACTAAAGCCTCATCTAAGTCTTCAATCGCCTTACGCCAAATAGCGACAAAAGCATCGACATTAGTCTCTTTAGGCAAGGGGAATAAAAAGCTAAACTTGACTAACAATGCTTTAGCTAATTTATGTTTAGCTTGGTTGATTTCAGCACTCATAACGACTCACCTGCGGCCTTAGCTTGATGGTTTCGTAATCCACGTGTAGAGTATAGGTTAAGATAACCCACCGTTTTACGGCTGCCGTCCTCGTTATAACGACTCGGCCAGATCACCATAGGATGTACGCCGATCGCATCAGCAATCCGGCGCTCTCCTAGTGGGTAACTACGGGTTAATGTTTTACTTAGCGTGTCGCCACTTTTTAGGCCATGTTCTTCGCCTAATTTAGCGAGGGTATAGCCTTTCATATTTAAAGCGGCTCTTACTTGGGAGGGATGCCAATCTTCAGCAATCTGAGAGGGATCATTAATAAGTTTTTGGGTCTTTACGGTCATGTTAAATAGTCCTGTTCTGTTAAATGGTGCAGGAGTATTTAACACCCAATTGTGATACTTGTAAACAATTATAAATATCACAATTGTGATTTTCGCAACAGAGCTATAGTGATATTGATACTAATATTATGAATATAAATAAAAAACAAAAACTTACGGTTGCGAAATTTTTTCTCAACCGTAATAAAAAAATTTCGCAACAGGTGGGTTTGGTTGCGAAAAAATTTCGCAACCAAGTTAATCTCATTTTGCAACAGAATGTAATGGTTCAAAAATGACCATTAGTGATAGATTAAGGGAGTGGAGAGCTTTTAAAAACCTAACTCAAAAGGATGCTGCAGCCCTATTGGGTATGTCTCATGCTGTGTATCAAAAATATGAATTAAAGTCTGGGGATAATTCTAGGAAGCCCGGTGCCGAGGCGATAGAAGCACTGGTAAAAGGAGGGGTCAATGCTAATTGGATATTGACGGGCATAGGCCCGATGTTGATAGCGGATTACAGCACAGCCCAAAGCCCTGCACAGGTTGCCGCAGCAGAGCCACCACCATGCCCTGTCGATGTCACACGCCTCACAGAAGCCATTGATGGTATAGAGACCTTATTAACCAACACCGACCGCACCATGCGCCCTGCGGCTAAAGCCAGAGCGATTACCCTGGTCTATCAAATACTAGAAGATGAAAATAAAGAGAAAGACAGTGCTTCTTATGAGTATGCACAAAGAATGATTAAAAAATTAGTTTTAACAATGGCTTAAGTATTTAACGGAACTTATTCAATAACAAACAGGCCTAGCACGCTTTGCAATAGACGTGTGGTTTAGACCAAAGTTAAAAGGTTCAACCAATTGGTTGACCTCACCTAATGGGTGACCCATTAACCTAATAGGTACACCTATTAACCTAATGGGTGTACCTATTAACCTAATGGGTGACCTCACCTAATGGGTCTAGCACACTTTGCAATAGGTCTTTGATTCAGATCAAAAATATTTGCTTCAATCAATAGGTTGACCTCACCTAATGGGTGACCTCACCTAATAGGTACACCTATTAACCTAATGGGTGACCTCACCTAATGGGTCTAGCACACTTTGCAATAGGTCTTTGATTCAGATCAAAAATATTTGATTCAATCAATAGGTTGACCTCACCTAATGGGTGTACCTATTAACCTAATGGTTGACCTCACCTAATGGGTCTAGCACACTTTGTAATAGGTTTTTCCAACTGGAAAAATCGCACTTAATGGGTTTAAAGATAAATATATTTTAATAATTTAAAATCAATCACTTAATATAGTTAAATCGGGGGAATTTTGAGGTTTTTAAAAGATTTAGAGGAAGAATTAAAGCAAAATACAGATAAAACAAAGCCTGTTTATATAACAATAAACGGCCCATTGCATATAGGAGACAATGTTTATTATTGTCAACAGGCTTCAATAGCCCAAGAAGAGGAGGAGGAGGGTGTTAATGAGGCGTTTAAATAAGCCTTTTTTATAAAAATTTAACGCTAAATACGGTATGATGACTTCGTTGGTGGGGTATTTTTAATAATTAACGTTTTTCGACCATTTTTCTTTTATCCAAATAAGTCGTAAAACTTTTATTATTTAACCAAATATCGTAGAAATACTGATTTTTACCAAATTCGCCTAAAACCTCTCTAAGCCTTATTCCACCTAGTTCCGTTTCATTTCGCTTCATTCCACCTTTTGTCCGAATATTTCAGGTCTTCACATAAATAGCAAATACTGTCAAATCATTGTTGAAATAGAGGTGTAGTGATCAAGTAAGATTGAAAACGTGATTCGTCATATTATCGTCATAATAGACAATAATAAAATAAATATTTTAAGAATTAATTTATTTATGCTTA